GGTAGTATTGATTACCTTCGATGTAGTCGTCGTTTTCAAAATAAGTCATGTTAATATAAACATTACTATCACTGATTGTATGCAGTGGATCGTTACCTGCTACGAGGTTACGTTTGATAGTCTTCGCAAGGTTTCTTCTGTCCGAACTTATACTTGCGACAGAGCAACCGCTGTCTAGCATAAGGTCGATTAATGGTTGGTTGGACGAGTTGTCCATACCAATGAAGAATATCTTTGGTTTCATTTCTTTTTCTTTCGGAAGGGGGCTAGTTTTTTAATAGGTTTCTTGGTACGCATCTTCTGGGTAGACTTGGGCATGATACCCATGGCAGTCAGTTCTTTCTCAGTCCATATCTCAAAATGGAATCCCCGATCATCAGCATACTTCTTAGCAGCTGTCCACTTAGATTGATTCTTAATGTATGTCATACCTTCGTTCAGGACGGTTCGACGAGACTTACCTTGTTTACGTTCAGGTAACTTAGTCTCCTTGAATGGTTTGACTTCTACTAGGACAACACGACCAGACTTGTACTTGATAACGAAGTCCATGAAGTATCGATGAGGTCTCTTGTCGGTCTCGCAGATGTAAGGTAGCACGAGCTCTTCGGACTGCCATTGTACAACGTCCAAACTATCGTCACACCACTTCATTACGTAGCGTTCCCACCCCGAACGGTAGACAACGTTGTCCGCATCCCCAGCATACTTCTCTGGGTTCTTTGGTTTGTACCTACCTTTATATGTTTTCATTCTGAATTATATGTATAAATAGTATGACAGTATTTATAACATAGGCTTACCCCCATGGCAGAAGATAAAAGTCCGGAAGAGAAAAAACGAGACCTTAAAACTACAGAGGTTCTTTACTATCCTTTCGAGAAAAGTGAACGGTATGGTGCTTGCATCACCTTCCATCCTAAAAAAATAGTTTCCCCTGAAATTGACGGTACTATGGACGAAGAGTCTCAATTTGCAGCTGCCATGGCCAACGTAGACAGGGATCATGCCGCAATCGATAGAGATAATGAATCTAGTGATAAAAAACTAACTGAAGAAGAAATCCAAAATCGAAAAGATCAAAGTACTAAGAAACGGTTTAGTGAAGGCAATAAATTAAACAAAGGACTTCTTCAATCTACCAAGACAGCTACGAATCTAAAAATGAAGTTGTATCTGCCTGCTGGATTTACTACTACTGATGGACTGTCATATAGTAATGTTGACATAGGCCCACTTGGTGCTACAGCATTGAATCAGTTATCAGGGGGTTCAAGTCTTACTAGTATGGTGGGTAATGCATTAGCAACTGGAGTTAAGTCGGTCGGTGATTTATTCGCAGGGAATATCGGTGGTAACGATTTGGGTAAGTTGGCTGCGGTTCGAGGTGCACAGAGTATCCTAGGTAAGGCAATGCCCGAAGAGTTGAGAAATGCGGTAACCATCGCAGCTGGGGTAACGATAAATCCTAACACACGTGCTATGTTCAAGGGTGTAGCATTAAGAGAATTCCAATTTCAGTTTAAGTTTATACCTAGGTCAGAGGCAGAGGCAAAGGAAGTCGAGGCAATCATCTATAGATTCCGACATATGGCCTATCCAGAAAGCCTTGAACTAGACGGTGGTGTTAGTGCTGGTTACAAATATCCTAATATGTTTTCTATATCTTTAGATTATGATAATGGTGATGGTGGTGAACCCAAGCCAATAGGTACTAAAATAAAAGACTGTTATCTTAAATCTATAAGTACAAATTACAACCCTTCTTCTATGTCGTACCACAGTGATGGTAGACCAGTAGAATACGATCTAACACTGAGTTTCTCAGAAGATGTTGCACTAAACAAAACCGATATTGAGGAAGGTTACTAATGTCCTATTTCCAATCATTTCCTGCTACACTATATGAGTATGGTGAGAACAACGGAATTACTTTCGCTGAAGACCTAAGTGCATATGCAGAAGTCTTTGATAAAGTTAAGGACAATGCTGCTTTCTATCAAGACTACTATGTTATGTTAGGAGAGAGACCGGATCATGCCGCGTACAGTTTGTATGACGACCCTCAACTACATTGGACGTTCTTTTTGATGAACCCTAAAATACGAGAAAGGGGTTGGCCAGAGAACTTACAGAACGTAGTTAAGAAACTCAAGTCGAGTCATCCGGATACTACATTGACCACACAGGATGAGTTGTTTGATAAGTTCAAGGTAGGACAGACAGTACAGGGACAGTTATCTCTTGCTACAGGTATCATTGTCAGAAAAGACCTAAACCTAGGACAACTCGTTATTAAAACGAGCGGTACCTTCTTGGTAGGGGGTGAACAAATCAACTCTACCGTTGAAGGAGGGGTTCTACCAGAGATTATACAAACTGTATCTGCTGGGCCCGAGTATCTTTCTGCGAAATATTATACTGAAAATAGTGAACGAGTATCCATTAATCCGTATGTCGGGCCTGGGTCATTGTTGAGTGAGGTTAGTTATTACGACCACTACATTTCCGAGAACGAAGATTTAAAACAGATACGAGTTATAAAACCATCTGCCATAAGATCTGTGTCAAGGGCGTTCCTTGATGCTATGGAGTCATAATGTCAAACGAAAGAAGAACTCCTTTTGAATTTCAAAGCATCTTACTGAAACCCAGTGCCGAGGGATATTTGCCTATAGAAATGAAACTATTGGTGACGGACTTAGATGTCTATGAACACATAGATAAACCTTATCTAACAGGAATTATGGCCTTCCAAGACACTGCAAATATAATGAACGGTGGTAACATTCGTAGTGGAGATATGGTAACGATTAAGATACGAGATACCAAAGGAAAGATTTTCGTTGATAAGGTGTTTCGTGTTGATAAAATTATGTCTGCTACTAGAATGGAACAGAACCAAAATTCTGAAAGCGTTGTTCTCCATATAGTAGAGAACCACTGGTACGAGTCTAACCTACGTAATGTAAACAAATCGTATAGTGGAAAACCAAGTAGTATCCTAACTACAATATCTGCGGATCATCGGTTAAACAAAACGATAGAGTCTTCGGGTACCGACGCACAGTCTCTTAAAGTTATTGTACCCAACCTAACTCCTATTGAAGCTATGTGTTGGTTGAAGAACCGGACAACTACCGCTAAGGGATATCCATTTTATCTATTCTCTTCGGTAAGAAATGATAAGTTACATTTCAGGGACTTGAGTGATATGATTACTAAGAAACCTTGGAATAGTGGTTCACCACATTCGTATGTATCATCCAACCAAGGACTTGGGGATGTCGCTATGCGAAGAACTATCAAATCGTATGAACACAAAAACACTGGTAACTTATTGACTCTTATCGATAAGGGTTTGGTTGGTGGAAATCACCAATACTTTAACCCCACTTCAAATAAGATGGAAGTGGTTAAGTTTGACATTCACCGAGATGTTATCAAACTATTAGAGACGGACAATATTTCTAAGAAGAGGGCTTTCTATTCCGAGGATCTGAAAGTTGGTGACAAATCTTTTAACAAGATGACTAGTCGAGTGACAACTCAGGTCACTTCGACCTCATCCATTTCTGGTGTAACTGACGAAGATTCTGGTGAAGTAACATACCCTCTCACCAGTTACGGGGAATCTAAATCTTCTGCTGACTACAAAAGAGATGTCATTAGTCGAACTGTACTGGGGTTGATGCAACTTTCACCAATGTCCGTGACAGTGAATGGGTTAGATTTTGCTAATACCCTTGACAACACTATAGGCAGCGTTATGCGCATTGCCTTCTTACTAACAAATTTTACGCAGTCTACAAGAGAAACCTTTGATGGTAAGAAGTCTGGGGACTACCTAGTCTATTCAGCGAAACATTCCTTCAAAACTGAAGGGTATGATGTTTCACTAACATGTATGAAATTATCGAACGGTGGGTTCGAGGAGAAACGTAATGATCCCCAGTAACTTTATTGAATACTATGGAGACCAGACTCGTTGGTTCCTTGGTTCAGTTGTTGATGTGAACGACCCATTGAAACTCGGACGTGTTAAGGTTAGGGTATATGGGGTACATGACTCTTATGACTCTAAAGATGCCTCTAAAGAAACAGAAAAATATTCAATCTCCGACGAAGATTTACCTTGGGCACAGATCGTTGTACCTGTCACTACGGGTGTCCATGAAGGTAAGGGACAGTACCTAGGTATCCTCAAGGGTACACAGGTGTTCGGTATGTTCTTGGACGGTAAGAGTTCTCAGTTACCTATGGTGATTGGTACTGTCCCTAAAGAAGGTGATGCGAACCCTAAGGCAACTGCTAACTACCCATTGAACAAGGTGTACGAGACAGAGACCGGACACTTCAAAGAGTATGATGATTCAGGTACCGGACGTATCAAAGAATACCACCAGAAGGGTACGTACTACGAGATGAAAGAAGATGGCATCCATATCTACGGAGACACAAAGGTTACCATCCACGGTAAGAGTGAAGTCCAAGTTAATGCACCCATCGTTAGCGTAAGCGGTGGTGTGGTAAAACTGAACTCATAATGACATACCAACTCCCAGAAATTAGTCTGGAACTACCATGTTCCGGTTCGTTGCTCCCTACTAAGGCAGAGTACGTCCAGTTCTATAATGATATCGCAATGATACCTAGTAAGTTGAAGGCGTCGATGGCGAGCATTAATTTAGAAAAGATTAAAGAGGATAAAAGAAAGCAATTAGAAGAAGAGTTGGGAACCCGTCCTGATATAGACATTGATGCGGAGATACAGAAAGAGCTCGACAAGTACCTCGAACAGTTCGTTGTCATCGAAGGTATCATCAAACAGGTCGAAGACTTCATGGAACTGCAAGAGTCTCTTCTATCTCCATATTGGCAGAACGGTCAGATACGTAACTGGCAGAAAGAAGCTAATGATGCATGGTCGGAACTGATTGATGAGTTCCACATGTACATTCCAGTCAAGATGCTAGAACTGATATCGAGTGTTATCCCAGTAAGTTTCTCGGTATCCGTAATGGGTATCAGTGTCGACCTACTCAGGATACTGGAGAAGGAAGAGCAGGAACGTCTGAAGACACAGATTACAGAACAGGTAGATAAGTACTATGCTCTGGTGCCTGAAGGATATCAGTACTATAAAGGTGAGTTCGGTGTTGAGTGTAATGAGTGGAAGGGTAAACTTACTTGGGCATATTTTAAAAACGAGTTGGTTAAGTTGTGTACCAATCTATTGCAGTCTACCTTCGGAGCATTGATAGACAAGTTCAAGACGATATGGGATGCCTTGGGTCTACCTACTCTACCTGTTCTATTAGAGTTTGATGTAGAAACCTTTATACGTGCACAGATAGACGCATTCAAAGAACAAGCGAAAGGTGAACTGGATAGAATCAAAGCACAGGTAGAACAACTCGAAGAGGACGCAAAGACATCAACGGATGCTCTTAAGAAACAGATAGATGACCAGATTGCTACGTTGGAAGATGATATCGCAAACTTCACGGTCAATGGGTTCATCGTAAATCAACTCAAAGGGGTGTCCTTGTTCGGTATGTCTCTTTTGGATATCATTGGGGGTGAGATTGACACCAATGTAGTAATACCGGAAGACCAGATAAACGAAATGGTACGTGCCTCACGTGACTGGTTTGCACAATGGCAGAAAGAACTAATTTTTATGTGGATAAAGACGGTCAAGTCATTCCTAGATGCCATAGGACTAGGGGCTGTACTTGACTTCCTAACACTAACATTCTGTGATGTATTGAAGTTGATTGGGGTTCCTTTGTCAATAGATTTAACTTTACCCGAATTACCTGAAATTGGTGTTGCGGTTTCTGTATAAATAGTATAAAAAGAGTTAAACCATTATGGGCAATCAATATTCAATAGAAGACGGTAACCTTTCTAATAGACCAATCACTGCTAGTGTACCTCGTGTCAATAGTGACGTAGATTGTTCTTTTGAAAAGAAGCCGTCGGGTGACGTATATCAGAAGACTGAAGCAGCTGCGGTTCGTCAATCGGTAAAGAACTTACTGATGGCTAACCACGGGTCTGTACCATTCAGACCTCTCTATGGTGCGAATCTAGGGAATCTTCTGTTCAGTCTATCTACGGACTTAGAAAAAGAAGATGTGCGTATTGTTATTAAAGAGACTCTACGAGACCACGAACCTAGAGTGAAAGTGCAAAAGGTTATTGTGGACATTGAAGAAGATTACAACAGTATTAGTATACAGGTCATCTTTGAAGTAATATCTACTTTAAGAGTTGAGACTGTAAATGTGAATATCGCGAGGATACGATAAATGACAATAAAAAATTCTGATTTAGATTTTGTAAATATCAAGCAAAGTCTTATCGAACACTTCGGACAAAGTGAAGCCTTCAGTGATTATGATTTTGATGGTAGTGGACTATCAAGTATATTAGATGTACTTGCATATAATACACACATCAATGCATTGACCGCAAATATGGCAATCAACGAATCGTTCCTAGGTTCTGCTCAGATACGTTCTTCGGTTCTTGCTCATGCTGCGGCATTGGGGTACACTACCAAATCTCGTACATCCTCTAGTGCATTGGTTACTTTAACCATTGACGCTCTTGTTGGTGAAGACGTATTGACATTACCTGCCGGACATTCTTTTAGTGGTGACGTAGATGAATTATCATTCACGTTCACTAATCGAGAACAGTCAACTGCATTCAAACTAAATGACAAATTCGTATTCGAGAACGTTCGGATTTACGAAGGCGTTTCTAAAACTAGTACCTTTGTCTTTTCAGGCGAAGATAGTGCTTATGTTATCGCTGATAAAAACATTGACACTTCACAGATGACTGTTAAGGTGTTCAGTAATTTCAACACATCTCAGTATATAAATTACATCAATATAGAAAACGCTGTTACTATCAACGAAGATTCTAAAGTTTATATCATTAAGGAAATTTCAAATGGATACTTTGAGTTGTTCTTTAGTGATGGTAACGTACTAGGTCAAATGCCTACTGTCGGTAGTAAGATTCAGGTAGAGTATTTACGTACACGCGGCCCAGAGTCGAATGGTGTTACGTCGTTCACCGCTGAGTTGTTGAATGGAACTAGACCTATATCCACCGAAGTGATATCCAATTCTGCCGGAGGTTCTGAGAAGGAATCTCTAACTCAAATAAAAAGAAATGCTCCAAGGGCATTCACCGCACAACAAAGATTGGTTACTGCGGACGATTATGAGAATCTAATTAAGAGTAAGTTCTCCTCTCATATAAGTGACGTTGTCGCTTGGGGTGGACAGGACAATATACCACCAGAGTTCGGTAAGGTGTTCGTCAGTCTTAACTTTAATGGTGACGTTGATGAACCTACCAAATTAGCTACCAAGGAATTGATTAGTGACAACCTAACGTCAAACCTATCGATAATGTCTATTGATACCAAATTCGTTGATCCGGTAGACACTTATCTGGAACTTGCTTGTACCTTCAACATAGATGCTGCAAAGACTGTTAGTCCAGAAGCCATGCAAGTTGCAGTAAAGAATGTCATTCGGTCACATTTTGACACTACCCTAGAAACATTCGATGCAGTGTTCCGTAGGTCTAACCTACTGAAAGATATTGATGATTTGGATACTGCGATATTAAACTCACGTATAGACGTTAAGGGTCAACAGAGAGTCTCGATAGAAACCAACTTGCAAAAAGATTATACATTCAATTTCCCATATGCACTGGCTACTCCAGACAACGATGACCATATTATAACAACTTCTATATTCCAATATCAAGGACTGAACGTCTTCATCAAAAATAAGATTGGGTCAGACGTACTACAGATCTTTGATCTAGATGGTGTTATTAGAGAGAAGAATATTGGTAACTATATACCATCAACAGGCGTGGTATTCTTATCGGCACTTGCGGTTGATAATATTGGAGCTATGGTATTAAAGGTATCAGTAGTTCCTGCTAACACAAGTACAATACGTCCTTTAAGAAATTACATTATTAACTTAGACGATGACGCTTCATATGCTAGGGCAGTGATCGACTTTCAGTCTACCAGAGTGTTATTGTAAATGTATAACATAGAATTAAATCCTAGTCGGAATCATATATCTTTTCACAACTCCAAAGTTGCGGAAGCGTTACCTGATTTCTATGATAGTGAGTATCCATTATTCGTCAAGTTCTTAGAGACTTATTATGACTATATGGACGGAGACGCTAACGGATCTTTTTCTAGATTAATACGTGATCTGTTTCATTCTCGTGATATATCTTCCTTAAAATCTTCTATAGACAATTCCGGTAATCCGATACACAACGAGTTTCTTGATTCAGTATTAGAAGAGATAGGTGACGGACTAGAGTCGTCCTCCTTCTATAACAACCCTAGGATGATGACTCGTCTGATCGCAGACTTCTATCGTTCTAAGGGTACCCAGATATCTGCCGAACAGTTCTTCAAAGCATTCTATAATGAAGATGTTGAAGTAACTTACCCAAAGAAAAATATCTTCATACTGAATGATAAATTAGGCGGTTCTCTAGTAGGCCCAGATTCATTACATTATATCCAAGACAATAAGAGATACCAGATATTTTCAGTTCTTTTGAAAACAGGTATACCCTTTAACGACTATGAAGAATTATATAGGAAGATGGTTCACCCTGCTGGATTCCATCTAGCAGCAGACGTAGTAGTCCAAGGATTGGCGGAAATTAATGTTCGTGCTGGATTGACCACAGATCCACTTGCGGTACCAGAAGCTCCACTACAACTGGTCGCTCTAGCTTCACCGTTCGTTGCTCCACTATTTACCTTACTGACAATGAAAAGTACGGTTCCGGTAGACTCAACATTCGCCGTCAGTTCTGCGAAAACCCTCGAGCAGTATCAGTACATGCCTCTAAGTAGATTGAATGATATTCACGGCACTGTTGCTAATTGGGTGTCACCGGCCTCGGTAACTATGGACAACGACAACGTCTTAATGTCCGATACCTCTTATCGGGAGGATGCTGATGAAGAATAAAGCGTTATTGGTAACCCAGCGACAACCAAATTAATATTAACCCCTTGACAAAATTGTTATAAATAGTATAATAGAACGGTAAGGTAATAAAACCAAATGCGAATTTTAGGAAAATGCAATGACTAGACAAATCATAGGTACGGGCGCAGCCGCAAATAATAATGGCGGTGATACTCTACGAGCAGCTGGTAATAAGATCAATGATAATTTTAGTGAACTATATACCCTTATTCAGTTAAATAACGGTGTTCTTGTAGATAGTGGCGTTGCTATTACACTTGACGACATTACCAATTTATTTGCTGACGGCACGTTTACTGACTCTGATCTTGCAATTAGAGTAACGGATAACGACAGTGATATCGTCAGCATTTTAGCACAACTTAACACTATTCAAATAGACTCTGATCTTTCGGATAGAGTAACGGATAACGAAAGCGATATCGTCAGTATTTTATCGCAACTTAACGCTATCGATAGCGATGCTGTCAACGCGGAAACCTATACTTTAACACGCGACATATTTACTGGTGATGGTTCTACAGCAACCTTTACTTTAGCTGATAGCGCGTATGATCCAGCAATGCTCAATGTTGTTATTGATGGATTAATGCAAGATGTAAGTTCATACAGCCTTTCTAATGGTACGTCATTAATCTTTTCTGAAACACCGCCTCTTAGTTCTAGTATTGAGGTTAGAGGATTTTTACAAGAACTCTCAGCAGGCGAAACAGCACATACTTTATCACATGACACATTTACTGGTGATGGTTCTGCAACTACATTTACTTTAGCTCAGAGTGTTACTGCGGCATCATTGCTCAATGTTGTTGTTGACGGACATATACAAGATGTTAATTCATACACCGTTAATGGTACGTCATTAATCTTTTCTGAAGCTCCTCCTCTTAGTTCTAGTATTGATGTTAGAGGATTTATGACAAAGGCATTTTCAGTCGTTGGAAGTGGATCATCTGAAACCCCATATACTTTAACACGTGACACATTTACTGGTACTGGTGCTGCAACCACCTTTATTTTAGCTGAGGGTGTGACTGATCCATCAATGCTTATTGTTATCATTGACGGATTTATGCAAGATGTAAGTTCATACACCGTTGCTGACACGTCATTAATCTTTTCTGAAGCTCCCCCGTTTAATTCTAGTATTGAGGTTAGAGGATTTATAACAAAGGAAGTTTCAGTAAATACTAATCTTATGTCTAGTAGTTTCGTGGCAGACGGAATTGTCTCATCATTTACTCTTAGCACTGCTGCGGTAAAGCAGAACACTTTTGTGTATATTGATGGAGTTTACCAATTTAAAGATACGTATTCTGTAGCAGACACTTTACTTACACTTTCTGGCATTCCTCCGGTGATGTCTGGGATTGAAGTACTTTCTATAGGAGCAGCATACTCTACGAGTCAGGTTGTCGTCCCTACTGAATTAACCAGTAGTGAGTTAACAGGGGACGGTTCCACTACAGCGTTTACTCTTAGCGCTCCTGCTGTAAAAAATAATACTTTTGTTTACATTAACGGAGTATATCAGTTTAAAAGTACGTACTCAGTAGTAGGCGATACTCTTACTTTTTCTGAGGCTCCTCCTCTTAATGTTGATATTGAGGTTATGGTTGCTGGATTTACCTTAAGCCAAATTAGTGTTATCGATGATGCCTCAGTTACTACATCTAAGATAGCAGATTCTAATGTAACCGCAGCTAAGATAGCAAGTAACGCCGTAACCACTGGTAAGATAGCAAGTAATGCCGTAACCACTGGTAAGATAGCAGGCACTGCCGTAACCACAGCTAAGATTGCAGATGCTAATGTAACAACTGTCAAGATTGCAGATGATGCAATAACCACAGATAAGGTAGCAGATGGTGCCATTACTTCTGCCAAGTTAGGTGCAGGGGTAGGTGGAGCATACAATGATTTTGTTATTAAAACAACTGCATACACAGCAGTCACTAGAGACCAGATAATTGTCAATTCTAGTAGTGCTGTAACTATCACTCTTCCTATAACCCCATCATCGGGCAACGTAGTGTTCATTAAGAACGCTGGTACTGGTGAAGTAACGGTTGGTAGGAATGGGTCAAACATTAATTCAACGGCAGACGATGGTACTCTAGCGGCAGACGCTGGTGCATCTCTGGTCTATGTTGACGGAACAATAGGCTGGAAGGAACTTTAAATGGCTATTATATTAGGTGGTGGTTCGGGCGGTGGCGGTGGACTTCCCGTAAACATAGCATTAACGGAATCTCAAACATGGAATCCTCCTGTTGATGGAACTATCCGCATCCACGTTGTAGGTGGCGGTGGCGGTGGCGCTGGGTATAACGATACCCGATACGGCGGCGGCGGAGGCGGCTATTGCCAACTGAACTCTTTAGCTGTTACAACTTCTGATTCATTTGTAGTTATGATAGGTTATGGTGGTGGCGGCGGCAGTCAGGGCGGAGCGGCAGGTGGTACTAGTTCCGTAGCATCCACAGGTTTACTTTTAAGAGCTTTTGGTGGCGGGGCAGGTGGTTCATCTGCTCCTACAGGAGGGGTTTGTACAGGTGGGGACTATAACTATCAAGGACAGGTAGGAACGTCGTATGGTGGAGGGGGTGTTATGGTACACGGAACAAACCCTGCCGCAGGGCCAGGCGTTTCCGGTGGTGGTGGCGACTGTGACTCGATGGGCGATGTTTCGTTATCTGGTCATGGACTGCTGATTGGCGGCCGTGGTGGAGATCTAAGTTCAGGGGCATCAAATCACGGAGAATTTTTAGCAGGGGGTGGTTTAAATCAAAAATCTGATTCAAGTTACTTTACGGTTGGCGGAAAAGGAGGAGTTGGCGGTGGCGGTGGCCCTGCTAAAAATAGCACCAATTATCGTGCCTACGGTGGGACTGGCGGTGACGGCATTGTAGTTATCCAGTACTTACCCTCTTAAGGAGAATTAAATGTATTATAATATAAAAGATGCGGATGGCAACATTACAAATACCATCAAATCTAATTTAGAGTTTGTTGAAGCTAACTTTGAACACTTTGAACTCTACGTCGCACCTACACTTGTAGAGCCTACAGCAGAAGAGAGTGAGCGTGAGTGGCGTGATGCAGAACTATCTCGTACTGACATATCCGCTACAGTTTCTGACTACCCTAACGCAGACGCTTACATTTTGTATAGAGAGGCCCTTAGAGAATGGCCTGCAACTTCAGATTTCCCAACAACCAGGCCAACTATAGGAGAATAAAGTGGCTATTATATTAGGTGGTGCCGGTGGCGGTGGTGGAGCTAACATCCCGTATAAAGGTTCAACAGCAGAGGTAAGCTATCTGCCAGTAACTCAAGGTTCACTTAGAAAACTTGATGGTACTGGAAAGATAATTCCAGATTCGCCTGTGGTAACTGACAATCAAGGTGCTAAATTTAATAACACCACGATTGCATCAGATAATGGATGGACACAGTCTATTGGTCTTCCCGTCTATAGCGGCGGTAAGCTTGAAGAAACTATGATTAACGGAAACACATTACATATTAGCAGTGTATATACTAATAACTCTGCTGTTTCTATTATTTTTACGGTGCGTAACTCTAATAATGAGCAGCTTTCTTATCACAACCCCGTTAATACTAACAACTTTCGATACCAACAAAGGGTTTCTTTACAGGCTGCTGGTGAGGACAGTCAATATTACTTGTTCTGTTGTTTTATACAGGGAATTAACTCCAGTCAAAATAATGGCGACCAATACGCTCTTATTGTAAAAGTAGCTAAGTCTGATAATACAATTAGTTCATCCACATTCTTTGCTGACCAAATTAATAATAATGCTACAGCTACTTATAGCGGTTATGGCGCTCCACGCATGGACTTAGCAAGAAATAAGTCTGTGTATTGTAATCAAAGATTGACCAATGTTAACAACTCAACAACCAACGGTACTTTAACAATAGCTACCGGCACTCTTGATAGTAATTATAATCCCACTCAGGTAACAACTTCAACAATTACTGGCGTTCTCCAGTATGCGAATGTAGAGCTTGATAAATACGACGATGCAAGCGGAAACTTCTTACTCATGTATTGCACTAGCACTACTGCGTTAGTGTTTAAGAAAATTTTAGTAGCAGCTGATGGGTCACACACAGTAACGGACGTAACTCCATCTGGCCTTACTTTAGGAACTTCGACAACTAGTATAAGAGCCGACCACAGCAGACTCATATTATCAGAAGTTCTGGGAAAATATCTCTTAGCTTTTATTTATGCTGGCTATCGAGTACACTATCAAAAGCTGTCTTACAATGGTACAGCAATAACTGTTAGTGCGTTTCAGTTTTATAATACAGGAAGCACAGCCTCTGCTAATTATATTTTTAGAGTTTCAGGTTCTAGTTTTACTAGTACAACAAATGGAAGCCATTGGTTTTATAGGCACGCTGAAGATAAAGTGTATGTGACCCCAGTAGGAACTCATAGTAATTGGTCATCCTACACTGTAGGTGCGGCGTGGACTTTAGGTTCTGGTAATGTTACTAATACCGCCGTTGAAACAGGCGTATTTGCTGCGGTGTCTGGTCTGTCTCCCACAGAAATTTCAATAATGTCGCTGTCAAGTGCCGGTATTATAAGCGCACGAATAGACCCCACTGATAATACTAATAGTTTTACGCAAGCAGTAACAACTCAAATTTTTAGTACTCTTGGAAATACAAAGCAAAATATAGCCTACGTTAGACAAGATGGAAATGTTGGCGATACAGTAAATATTTCTCTAATCGAGGGCGTAACTTCAAGTGACTCATTGAGTTCAACTTACTTTTTAAATAAAGAAGATTTTTATTATCCTCTTACTACTATTCCGGGCGGCAGTAATAGTGTCATTAAAAGTATTCAGCGAGGAAATAATTATTTCGGGTCAACTGGAAATATCACTATATCCGCTGTTGATGTTACTAAAAGTTTTATTAACTATCATACGTGGGCTAATACTTCATATTATCCCGCTCACGGACAGTTAACACTGGTAAACGCAACAACGCTGACTTTTAGTTGGATTGCTGCTAACAATTACGTACAGTGGGAGGTAATAGAATATGTATAATTATATTGAAGTAATAAACCAAAACTGGGTAGACGATACATTTAATGTTGAAAGCCACCCTACTATTGTTGGGACAAAGCAACTTAGCGGTAAAATTACTGCGGATAATCACGTTCTTTTTAGTGGCGGTGAATTAGGTAAAATATTTATTGATGGTGTTATGTACAGCGACCCATCAGAAATACCAGAAGAAGGAGAAGGCGAATGAGTTGGACTATAGCAGATAATCAAGACGCTAATTCAGAAGCACTTGCAAAAGCGTGGAGAGACTCAGAACTAGAAGCTACTGACTTTATAGCACCTTTGTTTGACCATCCACAACGCGATGCACACATAATTTACAGGGAAGCGCTCAGGCAATGGCCGAGTACAGAAGACTTCCCAATTACACGACCGGAACTATAGGCATGGGCATAACAAAAGTACACAATAGAATGATTGCCGGATCGCCAAAAAATGTAAAAGACTTTGGCGCGGTAGGTGATGGAAGCACTGATGATACATCGGCATTTGTTGCGGCAATTGCTGGTGGTGGTGACATTCTTCTACCAGCAGGGACTTACTTTTTAGCGGATACTTCGTTAACTGCGTTAACTGGTGGGTACATTGCTCTCCCAACAGGAACTAAGATTTATGGTGAGTCAAAGTCGAACGTAATAATTAAGTCTGATATTCAGAATAACTCTACTCATGCAGAGCGTACATTGTTTTACATCGATGCTGATAACGTCGAGATAGGCGGTATTACTTTTGATTTTTCTCCTACGTTTTCTGCGGTTACTTCTAGCTTTCCAACCATCGGTGTGCAGAAAGTAATTACTGCTACACAGAATGCTAACAATCTTTTGATTGATGATATACGCATTCAGAATGTTTACTCGCCTACTTATCTCTGGGCGGTAGCCGTAAACGTCGGAGCAGAAAATTACAATTTGCGTAACATTGATTTTACGACAATGAATGTTAACGAAACAGGAAGTGAGGGTAGTCAAAATGGATCAATGCGCGGAATTTATGTAGGTTATAACGACGTTGGTACTGACCCGCTGGCTGATCTTGGTTACGGTCGAATAGAAAATATCTATGGAAAAGATATGACACCGTTTCGGGATACTGATCTTGTTCAAGTAATAAGCAACTCTGGAACATCGCCTTATTCTCATTACTCTCCAATTATTATTCGCAACATTGCAGGAATAAATGTTGGTAAAAGAATCGTTAAAAGCCAAGTCAACGGTGTAAGCATTGAAGATGTTTATGCTGATGCAACGGGTATACCGGATAACTCACGCAGTTACGGTTACATGTTTTCTATCGTTGCGGCTTTGAACGGCAAAACAACAGTTCGGAATGTACGCGGCAAGGGTAAGTTTAAAGTTGGGATTGAAGCAAAAGATGAAACATATATTGAAGATGTAACCATAGAAAGTGATTACACTTCAGGTAGTGTTCCTAGTAACACAAGTGCTTTTATTCTGTATGAAGGTGGTAAAGATAATCGCGGTACTTTAAAACTTAGCAATATGCATACTCGTGGGTATTGGCGGCAAGGTGTGTTAGTGCGCGATTCAGTATCAGGCACTCGTCCGCCCCCTCCTGCTTCGCCATTAAACAAGTATGGGCCAACTAAAAAAATATTAATTGACGGATTTTATACTGACTCTGGACAAGTAGATTATTCGGTGGGTATTTTTGCAAAAGACCAATATGGACAACTTGATTATGTGCGTATTTCTAATTGCGTTTTTGGGACATTAAGCGATGGCAATCCAGCAATAACTACTACTTCTAACGCTGGTGATAGTGTTGGCGACATAATTGAATTAATTGACATAGAGAATGTATTAATTCGCGGAGCATCAACCAGCGTTGTCGGTGTTGATTTGCGCTCAAAGAGAGTAAACATTAATAATCTTGTTGATGAGTCTGAAGTTCAAAACACAGTACAGATGTTGTGTCCGTTGGGTGGAGTGTTAAACGGTATTAAAGACTTTAGCGGAGCGTCCATTGATAAAAGATTAGCCAATATATCTTCATCTAATAATGTGAGAATCACTAACGGATATAGCCCAACAAGCACTACAAATGCTTATAGGATTACAGGCACAGCAACAGATCCATCTAATAATATTCATCTTAGTGAGAACATTACTAAAACAGGCATTACATTAACTGTCATTGGAGTCACTTCAACAAACAATCATGTGACTAATCTAGTTGCAGTTAATAACTACACATTTGCATAATAAAAGAGCATCATAGACATGGCTTTAACAAAAGTACATAATAGAATTACCGCAGGTTCTACCATTAATGCTACAGACTACGGTGCTGTTGCTGACGTTGATACTGATCAACAACCAGCAATACAAGCCGCAATCAATTCAACTTATGGAGATGAAGTAAGCACTGGTAATACTATTAATTTTGGTCGTGGGGTATTTAAGACAAGTGCCACTATTGAAATTAATAACAGCGCGCAGACTTTTGAAGTTGATAATATTACTTTGCAAGGTGCAGGAAGACAAAGCACAGTTATTGATGCTAGTGATTCTACGTCAGGTTCGGGTATTGAATTAGTCCATAGTATTTTTAATAACATCTCTGACCTTACGGTATTAAATGCTACTATTTCTGGTATTAATGTTGAAGCTGTAGGCAATACAAGACCGGGCCAGCGTACTAACTTTGAACGAGCGCAAGTTAAGCATAGCGGTACTGATGGATTTGCCTTTGAAAGATCATACTTATGTAAAATTAGTCAGTGTAACTCAGAAGAAAATGGGCAAAATGGTTTTTATCATAACTTTGAAATTCATACTTCATGGATGATTGATAACAACTACGGTAGATTGAATGGAACTGCCGACCCTGCCGCGCCAACTTTTAAAACTGGATCCGGATTTAAAAGTGATTTTAACGTGTACTCTGCTTATGTGGCTAACGCGGCTGACGAAAACAGATACGGATATCATATATTAGGAAACCGTGGTGTATCCTTTGTAAGTAATGGCGCTGAGTTTAATGGTCGCTCTGGTTTCTTCTTCGAATCTGGTTCTAGTTATGAAGCCAACTGGGTTACTGGCATGGGTAATACTTGTGGTGGTAATAACAAGCAGGACTCTGGATTTGCAAACCACACGCATGTTAAAGCGTCTGACATCACAACAAACTTTGTAGTTCAGAAGCAACCAGTGTCTTTTGCTACTGACATTGCCAACACTTACGACTTTATTGCTACAGGTCAAGGGGCAAAGTTAGTTCTTGAAGACCCTTTGATGCAGAACTCAGGCGCACGAGCGTTTGATAACGGATTTATACAAACAAATTACACTGCTCCCAAGCTGGTATACAGCAAGGCGTTTACAGCATCTACTGCCGAAGTATTAACTTCTTTAAGCAGTTCACTAGGAACTAGTAACGATTTTTCAGGTGAGATTTTAGTTACTGCTTACAACTCTGCTTTTGGAACAACAGGTGTTATTGGTACTGCTACTTACAAGTTGTTAATTAGCAAAACCGCCATTGTTGGTGAGGAAGTAGTTGAGATAGCCAAGTTAGGATTGATTGCAGGATCGTCTGCAAACCACCCATCGTTTACGTTTACTGTAGCGTCAGGGAATCTTGTGGCAACTCCTGTAAGTACAACTGCTGGTAACTTTTGGTTTGCGCTAGAAAAGGTTGGCGGCAATTTCATTTTTAACTAAGGAATAAATATGTCTTTTATACAAGAAAATTTAAAAGCAATTGGTGGTTCTGCTGACGGTAAAACCACTTGGGAATATACAACAACGGGTATCCCTAATGAGGTAGCTGGCACATCCAATTATTTTGGAGATGCATCTAGCATCTTGAATGTAGGGGACACGTTGTTTATAAAGTTAGAACAAATCACTAAAGGTGTAAGCGCACTTATAACTAATAGCGACAACTCACAAGTTGATCTTGGTTCTGTCGCAGAAATAACTATTTAACGAGAATTATTAGGAGAATACAATGGCCTTAACCAAATCAACAAACCGTATGACTAAAGGCGCATACATCAATATTAAAGATTTTGAAAGCCTTTCTTCCGGTGGAACAGATTGGCAACCAGCAATTCAAGCGGCTATTGACGGTTTAGATAGTGGTGGTGACACAACTACAGGCGGTGTAATTTATTTTCCTGTAGGTCGATACTACATCAAATCACCTATTATTGTTCGCTGTGCTAATGCCGCAAACTTAGCATCTATCACCTTACAGGGTGAAGGAATGCACAATACTGTTATTGATTGTGCGGCCGGATTTACCGGAGACCAAGCTATTCAATCATTAGATTCTACTTACTGTGTGTACAAAGACTTTCATATTTTAGGAAACAATCGCACATCGTATGGACTTGAGCTTGAGAGTGGTGGTAGTGAAGTATTTGTTGAAAGAGTCTTTTGCCAAAACTTTACAGTTTCATGCTTCTACGTTCATCGTTGCTTTATGGTAACAATGACTCAGTGTCGGTCAAAAGGTGGTGTAACAGGTTTTGATTTTAGTGGTGATTACAATACGTCATTGAACATATCAAACTGCTATGCCCTTAATACTAATGCCGCAGGACAGGGTTTCTTAATTTCCGATGTAACTTACAGTAACTTCACATCGTGTGGTGCTGACTTAACTGGTCGTTACGGATATAGAGTACGCAACGTAATGGGCGTTAGTTTTGATAACTGTGGATCTGAACAACCTGTTAGGTCGGCTTGGTATTTTGAGGCAAGTGCTGCATTAGATACTGCGGCCTCTATCGTAAATGGAATTCGGTGCTCTCTAAATGGATGCGTATCTGTTCTAGCGGATCAGAGTGATGGTGGTTATGGCGCAATATACAGTAATCAAGTAGATACAAGTTCTATTGATGTAGAAGTTAATCGTTTCAGTGAAACTGGCGCTACGAACCTTATGAGTACCTATTCAGTAACAAGCGCAGGCGTAGATTTAGACCATAAGGTTAGTTTAAACGGATGTAAATTTACTGGATATATTACAAGTACAGTTGCAGTTGTCAATCCTATTGATGTAATTCGCGTAAACAATAAAGCTGTTACTGGAGCTAATACTCCTATTATTGATTTAGCGTCTATTTTTGGTAGCTCCAATAATTACACTGGCATTCTCCATGTTCTCGCAAGTAATGGTACTTCTACAGGTGGTAGTGCTTATAACTCTGCGGCTTATGTTCTTCTTGTAACAAAATCTACAGGTGGCTCAAGCGTTGTAGAGATTGCTAAGAACGGATTAACAACAGGTGGTAATGGAAATCACCCTTCATTTACATGGACGCTAGATTTAACTAACAATGATTTAGAAGCTACTCCAATTGGGTCTACCTCCGGTAACTTCTATTTCTACATCGGACAACTCGGTGCTCTATCAGCATCATAATTTAAAGGTAATATGAAATGGCTTTAACAAAAGTAAATGCAGGGTTAGTAACTTACGATGAATTAGGAGGAACTGAAACTACTGTTCAAGCTGCTCTTGTTCCGTCACAAGGAAGTCTGAGAGTTGACTTTGGCGAAAACGCCATTGCTACGAACTCTAGTGACCCCGTTGTCAATGTAAATAGAAATGTTGATAATACTGGATATACAGGAAATGCTCATTGCTTCAGTGATTCATCTACCGTTACTAGAGACGGTGGTATTAGTTACGCTTCTTTTGATGCTCGATTTAATATAAGCGGTACTGAAAATTACGGTCATTTCGCTCCTTTTCAAAATGGTGTTGTGCATAACACTAGCGGAACTACAAATCTCCTTTACGGTTATGTAGATGTACCCTCGGTAACAAATGGAACTGTAAGCACTCGATACGGCATTAAAATTAATGACGTTGCTACTTCTGGGACTGGTACAGTAACAAACAACTATGCTATCTGGATCGATCAACAAACGGCAAACTCTCCGCAGAAGTGGGGCCTTGTACAGAAAGGTACAAGCAAAAACTTATTCGAAGGACAGGTGTATTTCCAAGGTTTAGTTAATTTGCATGACTCTGTTGTTGATAAAAGTGCTGTAGCAGGAACACGCATTGGGTTGGGAGCAGGTTCCGCCAGTGATCTAGCTATTATGAAGGCTGACTACTCTCAGTACGTAATGACTGTTCCAACAGGCACGAATCAGGCTAAGTTCTGGGGAGGCGTACATTTAGCAGGAACAGGCGCTGCTAACAGTTACCCGATACTTTCTGACCAAGTTCTTTATGGGACTGGAAATATAGCACACATATTTTTTAAAAATGGTAACGGTTTTGTTGGGTCAATTACGACTAACGGCTCTGCTACTGCGTACAATACTTCTTCTGACTACCGATTAAAGACAGACATACAGCCGATGGAAAACGCCATTGATAGGTTGAATGCTTTAGAACCTGTTAATTTTGAATGGATAGAGTCAGGGGAAAGAGTTGATGGATTCATCGCACATGAGGCAAAACTTGTAGTGCCTGATGCTGTAATCGGTGAAAAGGACGCAATGCGTACTGAAGTTATCAAAGATGAAGATGACTTGCCTACTGGAGAAGTTTTAACTTTACCTGACTATCAAGGTATTGACCAATCAAAACTAGTTCCCCTATTAACCAAAGCTTTACAAGAAGCTATTTCTAAAATTGATGCGTTAGAAGCAAGAATATCTGCGCTAGAAACTGTTTAAAAAGATAATTAAAAGGTAATATAGCATGACTTTAACTAAAGCAAGAAACAGAATGATTGAAGGTGCCAGTATTAATGTGCTGGACTTTGGGGCAGTGGGTAATGGGTCGACTGATGATACCATAGCGGTGCAAGAGGCTATTAATGTAAGCAATGGAACACCTGTCGTATTTAATGCGGGCAAGACCTTTTTGTGTGGTGCGTTAACTGTTCCCTCTAATACGCATCTAATTATTAACGGAACTATCAAAGCATCTCTTACTGTTACTGACATGCCTTTAATTAGCGGACTAAACATAAGCAATGTAATCATTGAAGGTACTGGTAACTTAGATGGTGGTTACAATATTGCTGTTGCCTATCAAGGCCGTAATGATGGAGAGCCTACAACACGAACTGACAGCTCTGCCTTGCAAGATGGAGATACGTTTTATGATACTGCAACTGGTGTCAAAAAGTTTAAACTATACGATGCCGATAATTCAGTATGGAATATCATAACTCTATACAGAGGAGGAATTAAACTAGACAAGTCTGTAGATTGTAGAATTGAAAACATTACTGTTGAAAACTTCTTTTTTACAGCACAGCCCGGAAATTGGGGCGCTGGTGTTTGGTTTGAAGGTGACCCAGAAGGCACATCCGTTGTTGAGGGAATAAGAAATCAATGTGTTAATGTTAATGCATCTTACAATATTGGTTGTGGAATAGTGTTTGGTGCCAACTTAGATTCTAAAACTGATAGGTGTTATACAGTAGGTAATCAGTGGGGAAGTGGTATTGCTCACACAAGAGGACAGAGGGCAACGTCTACAAGTGATACACTAGACGGCAACGAACTATCTAACTTAACTATCAACTGCGAAGAGTCTCAAATTATTGCACCCAATTCTAGGAACTCTGGTTACACTGGAATTAACATTGGACACGATAGAGAGGCCTCTAATGCTTCAAGAACTTTGTTGATAGGAGGCATGTCAGAACATAATGACTATGAAGGGTTGACGGTTACTGGGTCTAGCGATGTTACTATCATTGGTCTTTTCTGTAATGGGAACGGAGAAAACCCACTGGGTACCACCTTTCGATACGGAATATCTAATTTAGCAAACTGTGAAAGACTACACTTGATCGGATGTAAGGTTACAGGTTCTTATGGGCCAGGAATTTATTTAAAATCTGGTTATGGTCATAGAATTGAGTCTTGTAAAGTATACGAAAACTTAAGATCAGGAGTGCAAATAAACTTACCTGATGTTAATATATCAGACTGTGAGATATTCAATAATAATCTTTTATCTGACAGTGTAAATCGGGCAGGAATCCTTTTTGAAAGTGGCCGAAGCAAGATTACTGATACATCTATTTATGACACCAGAACTACAGCAGTTAATGATGTCACTTCAACAGCAGGGCAAACAGTATTCCCTTATACTTTCAAAGTGGATGAGGCGGTTACTTCAGCAGGAATTCCAACTGGTTCTCCTGTTCCATCTCAGATCAGAGTAGAGAGGCGAGGAACACCACTAACGCTCAACACTGACTATAGAGTGTCTAACATAGAAAATAATTACACTGCTACGAATTTGCAGACTGTTTTTGCTTACACTTTTGATCCTACAGCTTTAACTGATTTGAGAGTTTTCAAAGAAGGAGTACGGTTAACCCTTACTACTGACTATACTGTTTCAGCAAATGCAGGAGTAGGAGGCACAGTTACTTTGGTCTCAGGGGCAACTACAGGTAACGCGATTAGAATCGCGACTGTTGGAGGAGCTGGAGGTAATGTAACTATTATTACAGGATCCCAAAACTCTGGTGATATAATTAGGATTAGTGGAGAGCCAGATAGTTTATCAGATAACTACGGAGCTACTAGCGGACAAACTGTTTTTGCTTATAGCTTTGATCCTCCAGCACTCTCTGATTTAAGAGTTGTTAAAGAGGGAGTGTTGCTAACACTGACTACTGACTACACAGTCGTAGCAAACGCAGGAGTTGGTGGGGTTGTAACGCTAGTCACTGGAGCAACTACAAATGATGAGGTTAGAATTACGGTAGTGTCGCAAAATTATGGTGTTCTTGCCACTGGCGGACTTCATCAATTAGTAGGGTGTAGTGTTGTTGGTAACATGCAGGCACCTACTAAAATTTTATCAACTGGCGATATTGATATAACGTCAACTACAATCGGAAACAGCCCGATGGGTGGTGTTATTAATTTAGGTGTGAATGTAAATACGACGGTTGTTGCAAATGACAACGTGACTTCTGCTAGTAGAATTATCATTGTGCCTAGGTTCTTTGAGAGCTCTCCAAACGAGCGTAATACTTATGTGTCAAGCGTGAAGCCCGGAGTTAGCTTTACAGTTTCACACTCTTCTGGGGTAACAGCGCCATATAATTATATAATCATGTAATGAGGGATTTACTAACAACCCTTTGACAAAATTGTTATAAATAGTATAATAGAACGGTAGGTGGACTACTGCACCGAAATAGAGGATAGGAATATACGATGTTAGCCATAGTAAGACAAACCATGCGGTCTCGTTTAGCAAAAGAATTGTTGCAGGATTCACAAGACGTTTCGACAAGTCAATACTTTATTGGTATTGGTAAGTCCGATAGTTTTGGGAACAACGACGTACCAGTTGCTGCTGTAGACTCGCCATTTGAAGAAAGAGAATTCCGTCATAATCTTCAATCTATAAAGAAGATTGAATCCTCGTCTATCGTTATGCCTAGAGTTAACTGGTCTAGTGGTTCACTTTATTCATCTTGGTCAGACCAAGTAACCACATATCCATTCTATGTAATGAATGCACAGAAAGAAGTCTACATATGTTTGACACAGGGTGGGGCGCAAGTTACCCCTAACTTATCTACTGTAGAACCCAATTATGGTAATGTGGGCCCAGATGCCTATCTAACACCTTTCACAACAAGTGATGGGTACGAGTGGAAGTACATGTTCTCCTTGTCACCAGTAAGATTGACCAACTTCTTATCCTCTAATCATATTCCCGTATTGGTTTCTGAATCTACAGAGGTTGATGCAGGCCCATTCGAAGATTTATTAATTCAGGTACAAGACGCAGCTGTACCAAGAGAATTAGTGTCTATCCAAATAACTGAATCGGGCAGTGGTTATGTTGACGGAGACGTTGTTGTTACTATCGAAGGTACTGGAACAGGTGCTGCCGCTACTGCTACTATAGTAGGCGGTAAAGTGGTTAGAGTTACTATGACCAATCGTGGACAAGATTACATCTATGCTAATGTTAGTATTATCAACGGTGCAGGAACTGGATGTGTATTGAGAGCAGTAATGTCTGACGCAAATGGTCTGGGTAAAGACCAAGTAAATGATTTCAAAACAAGTTCAGTCATGTTCACTATCAAACCAGATGGTGTTGAAGGAAATACCTTCATTGTAGAAAACACATTCCGTCAGATGGGATTGTTAAAGGATATCACTGATGCTGCCGGAGTTGATTTTACGGGGACTAGTCTCAAAGTATTATCTTATGTGCAATTGACTGCAACTTCTGCATTTACTTCGGGCAACCAAATTACAGGTGTTACTTCTGGTGCAGTAGGATATATCGACGAGTCAGTAAACAATGATGTTTATTACCACCAAAATGAAAGTACTGGATTCATTCCTTTTCAAGCGAATGAACAAGTCACTGAGATTGGTGGTTCTGCTAGTGGGGTTATCTCTACACTACATCCTGTCAATGGCGTAAATCGGTTCTCTGGCGAAGTCCTATATATTGAGAACAGAAACAAAATACAACGTGATGCACAACAACAAGAAGACATTAAGTTAGTCATAACCGTTTAGGATTAATCATGGTAGATTTTACAAACAAGACGTTCGAAGAAACATACAGAGATTTCTATAAAGCGGAAGATAGTTATCATCGCGTATTATTCAATTCCGGTAAGGCCTTGCAGGCACGTGAATTAATAGAATCGCAAACAATCATCCAAGAAGAGATTGCTCGGTTCGGACGTAATATATTTAAAGAAGGTGCTCTGGTAAATCCAGGCGGTGCGACTGTTGATAATCGAATCGAATATATTAGGTTAGACGTAAGTAGTGTCGCAGGCCAAGAGTTGGTCGGTGTCGTAATGACTGATGGTGTGGTCGAGTTCAAGGTACTAGAGGTTATTCCAGCAACAACCATTGCTCCTATTGAACCTGTTACTATGTATGTTCAGTACACAGATACCTCAAATATTGTAGACACTACTAAGTCCGCTCGGGTAGCATCTGCTGCTACACTAACTCGTGTTGATGCTGTTGCTGTCACTGCACAAGTTGCGGCAGACGGTGCCATTTTAGCAGCTGGTCGTGGAACCAAAGCATACTTTTCTTCGGGGGACTTCTTTGTCCAAGGACACTTTGTCTTTATGGAAGGCGGTAGTGCGTTCATCGACAAATATAGTACACTCCCTACAACAGATATTGGATTTCTGATCCAACAAAACATCATCACAACGAACGAAGACGTAGATCTTTTTGACAATCAGGGCGAAGTACCTGACCAAACTGCTCCGGGCGCAGATCGGTATCAGATCAAATTAATACCTACTACACGTGACCAAGTTGAAGTAGACGACAACTTTGTCTTTATCGCACGTGTTGTGGATGGAGTTATCACTCGCGAAGTCAGTACATTCGATTCTTATAACCGAATCAATGACCTTCTTGCACAACGGACAAAAGAAGAGTCTGGTAACTACGTTGTCGAAAATTTCAAAGCAATCTTCGAAGAGAAAGATGCAACTAACCTAAACCTAGACGTAACTGAAGGTATCGCATATGTTGATGGATACCGACTAGAGATTGGTACTACAGATATTACAGTACCAAAGTCACGTGAGTTATTTGTCCAAGCGAATGAACCAGTCCCAGCAATATATGGTAACTATGTCTATATCGACCCAGCCACCACGCAAGGATTTGGTCGCATCAATGTTTTTGGTTTTCTTAGACTAAAAAACGGTTCTGATGTAATTGGGTATGCCAACGTTCGTGGTATTGAACAAGATTCTAAGGGGTATCGTTTATACCTATTCAACATTAGAATGGACGGTATATTCCAAACTATTAATAGTGTGCTTACTAAAGTCGGAACCGAAAACTTCTCGGACGTTACCGAGATGGACGATACGTTAACTAATACGGTTATACCTTTGTTAGCTGATGACTCTACTCTTTATGGTACTTCCGATAACAATTTGTTATTCCCTCTACCGAGAACTAGTCCATCTAAAACCAGTATATTGAGTTCTTCGTACACTATCCAAAAGTATAACGCAGTAACTTCAGATGCTGCTGGTAATTTAACTCTTAG